TGTTCGTATAGAGATTGCCATGTTGAGACAATAATTTGTTTGTCTGTAACCTTCTCTTGTCCTCCGTATATTTTATGAACTAAACTTTCTATATCAAAATTTTTATCGGCCCGTGCGTAAGATTCAAAATCCGAATACATCTGACTCACCAAAGATAATGTCGGCACAATGACCAAAGATTTTCTTGGAGAATAATAACGTATTATGTAATAGATAATTAAGGATTTACCAGATGCAGTAGGTGAAAGTAATAAGCACCTTTTTCTATCTATTGCGTGTCTAACTGCATTGCTTTGGTAATCTCTTAATTTGTACTCACAGGGAAATGATGTAAGGAATTTAAAATAATCCTCATTGGAAATTTTATTATACGGATCATTTGTTTGATCTATTAACGTATATTCTCTATCATATGCAAATCTTTGAACTTCTGATTTTAGTCCATAGTACATTCTACCAGAATCCATGTTGAAAAGATATACAAAACCATCCCATTTTTTTCTACGAAACATGGGCATGAATTGATAGTCTTTTGGGCGGAATCGGAAATAATGATTCAATTCCATCCTTACACTTGGTTCACAGATAAGTCTTAGATATACTTCATTTTCCTTTTCTATAATTATTTGCACTACTACCCCAACCCTGCAACAAATTTTCTCCAATTGATTGCATTGTTGATGTGAAAACTTCTATTCTCAATCATGGAAAGAACCGATTTCAAATATTCAACTTTCCCTTCTTGTTCGTTTAAAATTTTCTCGGCCTTTTGTAGGACTTCATCTGCTGCAACATAATGTCTTTCTAGTTCTGTTTTTGAAATGCGAATATTGTGGTCTGGTGCTTTTCCGTTCTTGGAAATAACCACTTCCCATCTTTGCTGAAAAAGGATCTTCCAATGAGTTTTAAGATCACTCAATTTCCGTTTTTCTTTTGAATATATGTTGAGGTATTTTTGATGTACGTTTGGAATGTTCAATGATTCATTATCCAAGTCTTTATCATCAATGTGAGAATCCTCTTCCCACATTTTCATAATGTCTTCAAGTTCCATAATTTTTAATTATCTAATAGGTTTCTTATTTCATAGTTTGTATACTGGAATGTTGCGGTTGCTGTAAAATATTCTAAGTCTGTGGCTGCACTATCAAATTCTAAACTAGAGATTGAAATAGGAAATGCTTCGTAGAAATGAAATTCCATTTGAGAATTCATTGCACTTGTCAGTACGGAAAGAACAACTGTGGAAACTGTTCCACCTCTAGATGTTAAATCAGATTTTGCTTTCAATAATTTGTATTTTTCATGACCCTCGGCCAAACCCAATGCGATCACACGATCATAAATTTCAGTCCAATTTTTTAAATGTTCATCTACGATAAAACGAACTTCTAATGTTTCAAAAGTAACTTTATTCCCTGCATATTGTACAGTTGCATAGGGATTTGTTATTTCAATATTGGGAATAGACACGCCAGGAATATTGACCGCTTGACAAAACCATGTCAAACTTGGAGCGTCTTCCATTGCCAATCTGAAACTGATATTGGATAGATAATTTATATTGTCTGGTATTTTATTTGATGCTGCCATAGAGTTCCTTTACTACTATTTATTCAAACATTTTCTCAAACTCTGAATACTCCATATCCTTACCTACAAATACAAATTTACAATCTGGATGTTCTTCTTCAATCGTTTTATGGTTTTTAAGAAATACTGTATTATCTTTTTCGTGAAATTGGTGAACATTTGATCCCAGATATATCCCAGAACTCGTTTGTTCATGATAGTAATCAAAGCCAACGCAATAAAAAGTTTCACCAAAATTATGTTGACAGGCCAAACGGAGTGCAACTGCATCCGTATTCCAATCATCATCCCACCATTCAATATCTTCTATTAGATCAGAAGAATCAACCCAAATAAAATATGATATTCCGTGATGAGAAAAATTAACAAAATTTTCTGTTTTAGGAGAATTTTCACCCACCTTCATTTGTGGTTTTACAGTTTGTCTAAGCATATCATAATTCATGCTAGGAATTAAACCAAATCCTCTAAAATAACATTTATTTTTTCTTGTGTGTTTATTGGTAATTAATTCCAATTGTGCATCTACATCTTGACACACTAAGTGGTCTGGCATATGTTTTCGGTAAACAAAATCACACCCATAAGTTAAATGATTTTTATATAATTTTGGATTTACTACGAATTTGGATTGTCCATTACCTATTACTATTATCATAATTCCTCACTAGATCAGTACAAACAAAAAAGGGAGAGAATTTCTTCTCTCCCTTCAGAAACCCCTACACTATGTAGTGTCAAGAATTACATTAAGTTGGAAATGCGTGCTTTCCTGTAATACTTGTTCAAGTGAGGATTAGACCCAAGAACACCAGTTGTACGACCAGTTGAAGCACTTGCATTTTCAGCAAATGGATTTGCAACTATTCCGTAGCGTGTCTTGAATGCAATTTGTGGTTGGAAACTGGAACTATCAACCGCACGAACCATTTGCAATGGAACGTATGGGCAGTAGAAGATTCCTGCATCCATAGGTGATTCACCCTTATAACCTACACAGTAGTATTCTGCTGCGTTTGTATCAGAATAAGGATCAACATAAACTTTATATCGACCATTCATGATACCAGCAAAAGTTGTTGATGCTGTGTCTGTGTTAAGATCTGTACTCATTGCAGGAGCATAGTCCAACATTCCTGCCATTGAGAGTGCAGATGCAACATCACCAGAAGTCAAGATAATATTACCTTTTCCTCTTCGTGTGTCACGACCAATCTGATTGGCATCTCTTTCAATCGCCATCATCAGACCTTTGAATTTCTCAACCATCCAGCGTCCATTGGAATCTGTGTCAAGATCAAAAATACCGGCAGTTGTTGTACCAATTTGGGCACCAGCTGCAGCATTGATGTAAATCTTACGAACAACCTCACGATTGATCTCTGCAAGAATTTCACCAGAAAGAATGTTAGCAAGTTCTGCTTCTGCATCCAATCCGTGAACGGCACGTAGATCCTGTGCAAGTTCCATTGAATAAGAACCTTTAAGAGCACGTGTTCCTGCTGCGATGGAAACCTTCTCAATTGTGAAGGACATTTCACCGGCAACGTCTGCCTCACCACCTGCTGTTTCAAGAGCACTTGATGCGGAATATTCGTTTCCAGTTTGTGCAGTTCCATCTGTTCCTGTGATTAACAGGCCAGGTGTTGTTACGTTATCACCAGATGCGTGGCCAGGAGTACCTGACTCTGAATCTTCTCCGTCAGGATTGACGCCTGGGAGTTCGTTTCCAGACTGATCGTTAATTCTACTCTTGAGAGCAAAAATCAAACCAGTTGGGCCCGACATTGGTTGTACACCACAAACATCGTATGCTACGAGTTGAGGCATTGCACGGCGAACCATGCTGATAAGAACTGGGTCTGCAAAATCTATACTTGCATGAGTTGGATTTCCTGCTCCACCCGAAAAATCGGCAGCAGTAGTCATACCCTGTACAGTTGTAGGCGTTGCCTCCATCAATAACCCACCTGTACTTGCCTGTTGATCTGCAGCGTACTGCTTTTCAACATTCTCAAGACAGATAGCGGTTACTGCTCTACGATGAGCATCCTTGATCTCAGGAAGATCTGGATGATCAAGAACTGGAGCCCACTTCTTGTTTACTTGTTCTGAGAGTTGCATTTTTAAACTCCTATAATTGTTAAAAAAACTAATTTAAAAAAAATTACTTACGGGCAATTGCTTGACTGTAAGCTTCCATGATGTTATTCATCTTAGGAGTTTCCTCTGATGGAGAATCTTCCGTGACAACATCTTTCTGCTCAATATTTTCATCCTGTTTTACTTGACTAGGGAAATAACTTTCCTTAATCGTTTTTACTTTATCCTCAAAATCTTCTGTTTCATCAAAAGATACACCTTCAACTAAATCTTTCATCTTTTCAGATTGTGTGTCAGCAAGATCTGAACAGACTTCTTCTAAGATTTTGTTTTTTCGGTAATCGTTAAGTTCGCCCTTAGTTTGGACATTCTCTTCAATTTGAGTATTTAATTGACCTTCAAGTTCCTCAACTTTGTCAAAAAGATTTTCAACAATGTCAACCTTCTCGTCTGGAACTTCAATGTAATGTTCAGTAAAGAGATTCTTTAATCCGCCCATGAACTCTTCAGTAATTTCACTTCGCAGTGAACTTTCAAGTGCAAGTTCGTTCTCTCTCATCCACTCTTCAACTACGTAGTTGAGGTATCCGTCAACTTTTTCAGTCAACTCATCACGGAATGAGATTATCTCTTCTTGTAGATCTGATTGATATTCTTTTTCAAGATCTTCTATTTTAGCCGTTGCAACCTCCATTACTTTCTGATGGACTGCAGCTTCAAAAATTGTAGATGCTTTGGATTTGAACTCTTCTGTAAGTTCTTCTCCTGCAACCAATGCATCAATATCTTCTTTAACATTGATCTCTGGTACAACAATTTTCATTTTCTTTTTCTTTTTACCCACAGCATCAGCGTCACCTTCTGGTGAAGAATCATGTGGTTCTGCACCACCTAAATCATCTGCTGTTGCTTCTGCGACACCCATAAGATCTTTCCACTTAGCGGAAACTTCTTCTTTTTTCATGCCGTTAACTTTGTCAAAGAGTTGCTTGATCATAGCAGACTTGGTAGTAGGAACTTTATATTCCTCTTTCTTTACCTGCTCGTCTTCTTCCTCTTCTTCTCCTTCTTCGTCTTCTCCCTCTTCTTCGTCTTCGTCATCGTCTTCTTTGACTTTGGCCTTAGACTTTTCAGAAAGTTCTACTTCTGGTTGCTCTTGTTCTGGAGCTTCAACAAGTTCTTCTTGCTCAGACTCTTCCAGAACTTCGGTTTGATTTGTATTTTCTTCAGTAGCCATTGAAACTCCTAAAATTATTAATTCGTTACTGTTAATATTTATAATATCACAAGTTTGACAATAAATTTTTGAACTCAGTTAATTTTACTTCCTCAAGTTCTTTGGAAGCAGCGGAACGAATATTGTTCCTTGCCCTTTCTACATCTTGTTCTCTCAAAAGACCTCCATCCCAAATCCACTCTCTACCTTCCATTATACCTTCAACAAAAGCATTTGGAGCAGAAGGGTCTGCAACAATATCCGCAGCGGTTGCCAAATAAAAATCACTTTGAACAATTTGCGCCTTAGACTCTGGTTTCAAAGTTCCCATTCCTCTGGAAGAAACACCTAACTTTGCACCTTCATCAATAAGATTTTTTACTATTTTGCCATTTGGTGTATCAAGAATCTTTGCTCGTCCAATAAAATTCTTTCCTTCTTTTTGCAAGGAATGAATCATATGTGATGCACGATCAAGATTAACTGTTGGGCCATCTGGATGACCTAACTCACCAAATGCACGTTTAGGTTCTACATATTCTCTTACATATCGGTTTACTTCTTTTTCAAGAACATCCAATGGATATATTCTACCATTCTTGTTCTTTCTTTCCGATTGCATGAATATACCTTCAATGAAATATTGCTTAGGTTTATTTTCTTCCTCTAGCAATTCATAATTTACGGCTTCTTGTAATTCGCAAATTAGTTTCATATTTCCTACCTTTGTACGTTTTCGTGTGCAAAATCCATGATGGTCATAAAACCCTTTGTGTCTTTATTCATGTCTTTTCGCACCTTTTTTTGTTTAGAACTATTTAGGGAGTCAAAAGTCTTGAGTATTTGTTTAGCAGAATCGGGATCTATTTTGTGTGATGATCCAGATTTAAGTGACACATCTGCTTCTTTCTTAGACTTTACAATTTTCCTTAATTGGTCAATTACATCTCCCTCAAAAATCTCTATTTTTTCTCGCTCTACTACTTCCAATTTAGTAGAACATCCGATAGATTCTCTGAATTCCTTAAATGTTTTCATTATGCTGACCAACCAGAATCTTTAGAAAATTCTATCATAATAAATCCAGTTGTATTAACAGGA